ACCACCACACTTTAACTCTCTTCCTTTTCCGTGTGCTTTTTTCATTCCTTGATTAACAAACTGGTCTTCTAAAGCTTCGGCAAAATCCAACATTTGTCTGTGTTCTCTTGCTTCTTTCGTTCTGGCTAATTCAGCATCTTTTGCCTGTTGTATTATCAATGCTCGTGCCGCTTCTTCTCTTCGTTGCCTTGCTTCATTATCACGAGTTCGCATCGCATCACGCATCATTTTTTGTTCGTATTCATTAACAGCAGCTGCATCTTTAGTTGCATCGTAAGCATATTCTCTAGCAGTTCTTTTGTTTGCTTGTTTTAAAGCATCTTCTTTTGCTATTTGGGCTGGCGTTTTCCAAAACGATGTTGCTAGATCTTTCCAACCTTCCATTCCTCCTTCCAACTTTTCTGCTTTTCTGTTTTTTCTTGGCTTTCGTTGTTTTACCATATTATATATATTACTTTTATTTAAATTTCTTCCTTTTCCTATTTGTGTATTTGGATCTAAATTTTCTAAAATACTAGATTCATGTTCTGAAAAAGGATTATAAGATTTAGATTTAATTGTTGTAGTTTGTTTGGCTGTATTTCGTGCTGTTGATGGATAAAATACTTTATTAAAAGTATCTTTTACAGGTAATACTGATGAAACAATATCAGCACCAGATCTAACATTATATTCATTATCTGCTGGTTGTTCTCCTGTATTAAATGGATTAAGATTAATTATCTCTTTTGTGTTTTTTCCCAACTTTCTTGCCAAGATTGAACCTTGTGAATGTCCTATAGTTGAAATATTCTGATTTCCATACTTTTTTTCAGCAGCTTCTTGGACGGCTTTTGAATCTTTGAATCTTTTTGTTTTTTCATATTGTCCTGTCATATATGCTAAATTGTTTCCCCAATCAGAAAGATTAGGAATTTCAGTACTTCGGTGTATAACAGATGTTTGACCTGTTTTTGGATTGTGGTATACAATTGCTGTTGCTTTTGATAGTGGTTTATCTAATTCCCAATCACCTATCTTGGCTGAAGGTGTCTTTGAATAACTTTCTGTTAAAAATTTATTTAAATCAGATGCTGAAACTGAACCTCCTTTCATTATATATCTATCTATTTATTTTTATATTTTCATCTTTATAAAAATAGATGAAAATATAAAAAGTTATCTAATCCAACCAATTTACACCTGATGGTAATCCTATTTTCCAGCAGTAGTAAAAACAATCAAAATTACATGCTGATTTATAATTACTTAATGAAGTATTATCAACTAATTTTTGAAAATGAATTCTCTTTCTTGGCACGATTATCTGTAATGGATGTAAATTATCTTTATTAAAATCACGCATATAAGAAGTGCATATTTTAGAACAAGGCAATATTATTATAAAAGGTTTATCTAAAACTTTCAATCTTTTCATTATCTCTTTTACTTTTGAAAATGGAGGATTCGTTATTATTATTTCGCCAAGATTATTCTCAAAAAAATCAACTTCTTGGTGTATACATTGGAATCCTAATTCTGTTAAATATTCGCCACTTTTTCCATCACCGTAAAATGCTTCCCATATTATTTTATCTTTTGGAATAAGATGTACTATATTTTCCCACGCTGATTTAGGTGTTGAATAATCATCATGTGTTAAAAAAGTTTTTGTATGAAATCCAGCCATTATAATCTATATTTAGATTATATTTTAATAATTTCCTTCTATAAATTTATAATAATTATTTGGAATCTTGGTAAATATTAAAAAGAAATATCGTCCTCTCCACTTCTTAATATTAGATACAACTATTTTTGATAAATATAAACCTTTACTATTTAAATCTTTCAATCTTTTTGGTGTTAATGTTGAAAAACAACTATCATTCGCCAAGAAACAAATACCTTTATTTACTCTAGTAGAATAGTAATCTATTAATAAATAAAAACTATTAACTCTTTTTTTTCCTGTTTCTAATCTAAATGGTGGATTTGAAACTACCCAATCAACAATTTCTGTATAATCTTTATAATCCTTTCCTTCTTCAATCTCACACCAATCTTTTATAATATTATCTGGAAAAGCATTATAAAATGCACCTTCACCTCTAAATGGTTCTAATACTTTATCTCCATCTTCAAATGCTATTTCAGCAATCAATTTTTTACACAGTTCAGCAGGAGTTTGATGAAAATAATAAACTTCGTCTTTCATATAATCTATATTTAGATTTTATTTTTTAGATTTTATTTCTAAAGTATATTCTTTAAATCTCACATGTGAGATTATATATTAAAATTATATACTATTAATTCTTGAATTGGGTTTTTTACAGAACTATATTTTGTATTTACTATATCTACATTAAAACCAGCATTTTCAAAAATCTCTTTATTATTTTCTGTATAATCGTAACTCAATATAAATTTTCCTTTTATTTCCATTATAATTGCCAAGATGTCATCACGAGTTGGATTATCAATATAATTCCAGTTTTTAGTTGGTTTAGAATATGGTGGATCTAAATAAAAAAGTGTGGTTTTTGAATCATATTCAGATATTGTTTTCTTGGCTGGTTCGTTTAAAATTAATGTATTTTCCAATTTATATTTATAATTTATAAAATGTTTTTTTAAATTTACTAATTTTGGAATACCTTCTTTCGTTTTAAATGGACTATAAAAACTTTTTCCAAAAGATAATTTATTCATTAATAGTTTATCTGCCAAGGTTGGCTCTATCTTTTCTTGGATTTTAATGAAATTTTCTTTACAACATTCATTCTTGGTATATTCAATATCAAATTTTTCCAACTCTGCAATCTGTTTATAAATATCTATTAAATTTTTATCTAGATCATTAATAATATTATATTCAGATAATTGTTTGGCAAAATATATAGAACCTCCACCTACAAATGGCTCACAATATGTATTATAATTTACTTTTGAAATATATTTTAAAATAGTTGGTGTTAATTTTGTTTTTCCACCAAGCCTTGACACAATTGGTTTTAACGATATATCCATATATATTAATTTTAGATTTTATTTTAGATTTTATTTTATAAAGTAATAATATATGAATAACCAAGAATACAAAGAATATATACTTAATAAAACAATTTAGATATAAATTTATTATATATATTAAGTATATAGAATGAGCCAAGAACCTTTAGCCGAAATTAAACCAATGAGAGAATACATTAAACGACCAAGAATAAACAAGGTGATTGTCCTACTAGAAAAACAGGATTTATCTCATCTAACCCCAGCAGAACGATATTACGAAGATCACAAACGAAGAGTCTCTAATTATCAAAAGAGTACACCAGATAAACAAGCAGAAAAATGTAAAAAATATATGGATAATATCCGATTGAATCAACCTGAACGATATGAAGCAATTAAAGAACGAACCAAGAAGAATTACTACGAAATAGTTAAACCCAGAAACGCAGCCAAGAAAGCCGCCGAATTAGCAAAATTATCTGAAGAAATCAACGATTTAATTCAAACCTCCAAAATTCTGGAAGTTTAGGAAAACTTTTATAATTAATAATCTTTAGGAATAACTTAAAGATTATTTTCTATATATAAGTATATACTATATGACATCTCTAACAACTTTTCTTAATTTACACAAAACTACTTTAGCAAAAAAAAACGAATCACAAATAACTCATACACGCATTGGAAATAAAGAAAATAAAATATATGGTGGTTCATATTCAATTAAAGATGAAGATGAGGATAAATTTTACGATTTAGTATATAAAGAAATCATACAAAATAATCATATTGAGTACTTAACTGAATATCAGCTCAAAAATAATAAAATATATGTTGATTTAGATTTTCGTTATATAAATGAAATTAATAAAAGACCCAACACTTTGAACCAAGAATGGATAGAGAGTATTATAGGTGTTTATTTAGATAAAATCAAACAAATATTAATTGTAGAACCAAATATTAATATTCCAGTATTTGTATTACAAAAATCCGATGTTAATCAACTACAAGATGGTTCATATACAAAAGATGGACTTCATATTATATTTGGCGTTAAAATGCCTAATAAATTACAACTTAAATTACGAACATTAGTAATGGAAGATGAAATTACAAAGGAAATAATGTCACAGATACCACTAATAAATGATTTTAATGGGATTTTTGATGAAGGATTATCAAAAGGAACAACAAACGCACAAGTATATGGTTGCAGAAAACCACATCACGAAGCATATAAATTACAATATATATTTGATTGTCATGTTGATTCTTGTGATAATGAATGGTGTATTCCTGAACGCAAATTTTCAACAATTACGAAGGAAATATTCTTGGATTTATCAGTTAGAAAAGGAAACCCAATATCATTCAAATTAAATGAATCGTCAAAACAATTAATGAATCCACTCAATGAATTGGAAAAGAAGAAGAGATCAAATAATGAATCTATTATTTTTGATGAAATTAGTGATGATGATATAAATATTTTGTTTAGTCTATTAAAATCTAGCAGAATTGATACATCCTTAACATTCTTTGAAATAGCATGGGCGTTAATTAATACATTTGGAATAGAAAAAACAAAAAAACTTATTCCAGTATTGAATAGTCATTGTCTGCCAAGAAATAATGAAGAAGATATTTCATACGCTCTAGAATGGGTTGATAAACAAGAACCAAAAGATATAACAGCAGAAAAACGATTGACATTGAGTTCAATACATTATTGGGCTAGAGAAGATAGTCCAGAATTATATGCCATTACTTTTAAAAAACACAATAAAATCATCAAAGACCAAGATGCTGATAAATTAATTGATATATTATTAAATACACCTACTGATGTTGCATATGCAAGATTATTTGTTGCTTTATTCGGCAATGACTTCAAATGTATTGATATAAAAAACAAAATGTTTTACCAATTTACCAAGGAGTGCCTATGGATCAAAGATGAAGGCGGAACGCCTTTACGGATGCTATTGAGTGGAGAAATGAAATCTCGTTTTTTTAAAAAAAATATAGAAATAAACGAAAAAATAGCACTTTTAGATGATAATAATATTGATGAAAAAGAAATAAAAAAAGTATTATTAAAAGAACAAAAATTTATTATTGGAATCATGTCAAAATTAGAAAGTACAAGTGATAAAAATAATTTTATTAGAGAAATTGCTGATATTATTAAAGATGCAGATTTTGAAAAAGATATGAATAAACAACAGTTCATTCTACCTTTAAAAAATAAAAAAGTTATTGATATGCAAACTCTTGAAGTTAAAGAACGAACCCAAGAATATAAATTTAACTATGAATGTGATACAAATTATAGAGAATTAACACCTGATGAAACTGCAGATATTAAACAATATTTTAATGATATATTTTGTGGAAAAGAAGACACAGTCCAAGTTGTATTAAATATATTAAAATCAGCAATGACTGGTATGACATTAAGATATATTTATTTTATTACTGGATCTGGTAGAAATGGTAAATCCTTGTTATTTAAATTAATAGATGCAATATTTAAACGAGGAATTGATGTAATCAGTAAAGATATTGTTTTACAAAAAAAAGGAAATACTCACTTGAATACTGAAGTAGAAAAATTAGATAGATGTAGAATTGGTTATATTACCGAATTGAAAGAGGAAGATAAAATGAATGAAACAATGATTAAAGCTATTACTGGCGGAGATGCAATAAATGTTCGTGGTATTTGTAAAACAGATACAACTCTTGTACCAACAGCCAATCTATTTGTTTTAACAAATAAACTACCACAATTTGAAGTAGAAAAAGCAATATGTGATAGAATGATCGTTATACCTTGTTTGAATGAATTTGGTGTTGATAAAAATTTTGAAAATAACATGTTAGAAAAGCGTGAATTGGTATTTTGTTATATAATGAAATATGGTATTATTCAAGATAAATTTGAATTGACCGAAGAAATGAAAGTAGCCAAGAATGAATATGTTGAAGTAAATATTAATGATTATTTGAAAGATTTTATTCAAAGTAATTGTAAAAAAATAGATGAAAATAAAGGAATTAATCGTGATGAGTTTAGAATACGGTATAATGAATATTGTAAGCGATTAGGATATAAACAAGATAAATCCAAGAATCAGACTTTTACAAAAAGTATGAAATTACAAGGAATTAATAATAAGGAGAATAAAAATGCTCCATATGGAACATTTTATTTAGGATTAGAATGGGATTTTTCTTCTAGTGTTGCAGAATTAAATAATGAAATATTGACTGAAGATGATATTGATATTTGAAATTTTTTCTATATACTCATTCAAATATATTTGATATAATATATTTGAAATTAAAATAAGGGGAGTGGCACTCCCCTTATTCACTCCCCTTGGCACTCCCCTTGGTGTTTTTTATAGTTTGTATTCGTTTCTTACTGCTTGTATGCTCTTGTTTTTATATTTTATTTAATAAATATAAATAATAAGGGGACAAGGGGAGTGAAAATAGTGAAATCGTATATATACAGAAATATTTTATTTTTTTTTGATGACGAAAAATATTTATATTCTATGGTTATTGAACGAAAAAAGCACTCCCCTTGTCCCCTTCTCCCCTTATTTTCAAATCCACTCCCCTTATTTAATATAATATAAGTATATATATTTACAACCTTCATTATCCGATAATATATATTATAAAACAACTTAAAGGAATGTTGATATATACTTATATCAGGAGAATGACAACCGAAATAACCGAAATAATTGAAGATATGTCGTCCAATATATTGGGACGAAAAGTTAAGATAAATAATATTGTTCTTTCAGCACTGATTGATGATGATTTTGAGGCAAAGATGACAGCAAAAGATGAACTGATTAAACTAGCAAAAGATGAAAATATGTTATTAAGAGAAAAGTTTGAAAATCAAACGAGAATTAATGCACTAGAAAAAGCAAATTTGGAAAAGGATCTAGAAATAATGAGACTGACACTTTGCATTAGAAAAAATCACATGTTATTTTTTGAAACCGATTTTCAAAAAGAGATGTATGAAATTAATAAAATCAAAGTTAATGCTGAAAAACGAATGGTTATAAGTGATAATATTGATTATTATCAAAAAAATTTAGATGAAGACCAAGAAGAAGCCGATTATATGATACATCATTTTGGAATTGAATTAGCAAAATTATAATCTAACTATATTTTAATGACATCTTCTATTTCTGATAATATAAAAAAGAGAGAAAAAGCTTAAATCAAATATTTAGTAAATTATTAATTTAAAATTTCACTATTTTAAATTAATTGGTAGAAAATTGAAATACTTATCTTAAACAACTACAAAAATATAAATACCAAGTTCTTGGCTTGGGTTGTGCTTTATTAATAAAGTAAAAAAAAGATATTTGTCTATCCTTAATTAAAGGCTCTTCCATACTATAAAGCTATATATTATTACTCGGACTCGGTGGAGGTCTTGATGCTAACTCTATTCGCTCTTCTTCTAGCTCTAATTCTATATTGCGTTTAATATAACAACCACATATACTACATTCACTGCATTTCGATTTACTAGCAATTTTAACTAAACCTATTATTAACCCAATTGAAGAAGTAATGAAAAAAGACCAAAAGACAGCGTCGAAAATACTAGAATCCATATATATATCTTAAACAAAAAAAATAATAGCCACCACATATATATATCACCAAAAAATATTATCTGAAAACCAACCACGACTTCCTATTTTAGATCTATCTTTCTGATGCCGAATTTTATATAATCTACGACGATTGTCAGCGTACTCTTGTCCTCTTTCTTGGATGTAATGGGGATAATCAGAAAATCCAGATGCACCAATACTTGCTATATATTCTCCTTCTTTTGTAAAAATATCTATTTTGTATTTTTTATAATGGCTTGGTTGTATTACAACACCCAATCGTTTTGCTTGACGAAAACTATATGGTAAAATAGTATACATGATATATTATCATACTATTTTTATTGATTTATTCTAACAATAAACTTGAACCGTTCCAAACAAAACTAACTGCCGAACCTTTTAATAATACATATGTGCTACTTCCATTATATGTAAGTGTTGTTGATGGATTGATTGATGCGTTATAAAAAGTAAATACACCATTCTGTGTTAAAGAAGCGGATAATCCTGTTGTTGTTATTGCAAGAGTAGCAACTGCGGTAATAAAAGTATATCCATATTGTGCTTGTATTAAAGCCAAAGTTGCCGTTCCTACTACAACTTGAAGACTTGCTGGATATAATGGTTGTATAGATGCGGATTGATATGTGTATGGTTGCCTAAAAGGTTGTGTTGTTCCATCTTCCATTATAAAACCTGATTCACTAATAATCATAGAACAAGTATTGGCTGGGTCTATAGTATTTGAACCTACTGCCATATAGTATAATGTTTCACCATAGAAATTTCCTACTTGAACCCCACCACCGACTGTTTTAACTAATGGAAAAGGCGTATGAAGAAATTTTTGAGGAGGAGGATATGTATTTCCACTAAAATCATAGTATGCGATATATGGTTTATTAGCAACAATACTATAACTCGGATCACCTAACACAGTCCCAAATCTACTTTTGAAAAAATTAGGAGGATTAGGAGTATCGTTTAGTGTATAAACATTCAAACTTATAGAACAAGTTGTTAGTAAAGAAGTAAAACAAACATACATCTGTTTTATAGAATTACTACTATACGAAATAGAAGGACTTGTAATAGCGTTCAATAAATACGAATGCCAGTCAATATTAATACCTGTTCTATAATTTTGAAAAAACCAACCATCAATAGGCGTTGAACCGAAAGCAACAGGATTAAAAGCAGTAGGAGGTTGTGAAGTATTATATACGGCATATGATGCTGGAACAAAAATAGGAGTATTTGAAACGAGTTGATTAGACCAAGAAATACCAGATCCAGTAGAAACAAGATATTGACCGTCGTTTCCAGTACTGGCGTTCATATCAGTTATTACAGTAGGAATAATATTAGGAGTTATTATTCCACCATTACTTAAATAAGTTGAAGCACCTACATGTAAAGAATAGCCAGTAACATTGTGAGTAGTGTAAATAGCACCTGATAAATCAAAAACATTCAAAGATGAATCAGCCATTAAAATACCACCGATTTGATTTGTAGCAATTTGTATAGGAAGTGTAGCACCAGTAGCACCTGTAGCACCAGTAGCCCCAGTCGGTCCAGTAGCACCAGTAGCACCATCAGCCCCAGTCGGTCCAGTCGCACCTGTAGCACCTGTAGCACCAGTAGCACCATCAGCCCCAGTCGGTCCAGTCGCTCCTGTAGCACCACCAGCACCAGTAGCCCAACTCATAGCCCCAACCCCATCACTTGTTAAAACTTGTCCTAATGTTCCATAATAGTTATTGAATCCTATCCCTTTTCCATAAAAGATTTGATTCTGTGTTGTATAATCAGCTATAGTAATCCCATTATCTAACAAATTAGATTCAAATAATGGAGTTGATATTCTCAATCCACCATTATCTGGAGAAGTTAAATTTGATGAGCTACCTGTTGATGTATATGTAAAACCATTATTATTCATAGTTAAAATATCACCAGCATTATCAGCAACGCTAACACCTACTAAACCAGCACTAGCAATATCTTTTAATATTATTCCAGTAGTAGAATTATTTGATACATCTAATACCTGTTGTAATGAAGGAGTAGAACTACTTCCACCAGTAGCCCATACTATATTTCCTGAAGCATCACTACTTAAGATTTGCCCTAATGTGCCGTAATTTGATGATGCGTCTTTGATTTTATCTACTTTCAAATAATCTTTTGTCATTATTGTTCCAATATTATCATTCTCTGGAAAAGTATTAAGTTTAATACCTGAATCAGTGTAATAAGCACCCAATCCTGTAGCGTTTCTTCTCAAAACCAATCCAGCATCTGCACCATTATTTGCTATTGATGATAATTCAACAATATTATCATTTTGGTAATTCATGAATAAAGTATTAGCAGTATAAGTGCTAATAGATTCATTTGAACCGCTTGACATACGAATTTGATCGTATCCTATTTTACTAGAAAATTGTCCTATTGTTCCAAAATCTAAAAAATAAGGATTAAGAGTTGTATCTGTTCCATATTGGTCGTGTAAATTTATAGATGAAAAAGCATTCAAACCAACACCACCAGTACCAAAATTTGTAATATCAAAAACACCTGATAAATCATAGATATTACCACTTAAATCAGCACACAATAAAGAAGTGTAAGGAGTTAAAGGTGGTGTTAATGAATATGGTAAAATAGTTATTTCACCGCCTGCACCAGTAGCACCAGTAGCACCATCAGCACCTGTAGCACCAGTAGCACCATCAGCACCAGTAGCACCATCAGCACCAGTAGCACCTGTAGCACCATCAGCCCCAGTCGGTCCAGTAGCACCAGTCGGTCCAGTAGCACCAGTAGCACCATCAGCCCCAGTCGGTCCAGTAGCACCAGTCGGTCCAGTAGCACCAGTAGCACCAGTAGCACCATCAGCCCCAGTAGCACCATCAGCCCCAGTCGGTCCAGTAGCACCAGTAGCACCATCAGCCCCAGTCGGTCCAGTAGCACCAGTAGCACCAGTAGCACCTGTAGCACCAGTAGCACCAGTAGCACCAGTAGCACCTGTAGCACCATCAGCCCCAGTCGGTCCAGTAGCACCAGTTTCTCCAGTAGCACCAGTAGCACCAGTAGCACCAGTAGCACCAGTAGCCCCTGTCATTCCTGTCGGACCAAAATTTCCACTTTCCCAAAGAACATGTCCGTTTGCATCACTAGTTAACACTTGTTGGGCTGTTCCTCTCATACCATCAGAATCAACAATAACATCTAAAGTAATCGGTTCAATAAAAGTATTTAAACCGCTAAAAATATTATTTCCTGTTAAAGATGCTGTTTCATTTAAAGATATATCTATATTAAGAATTTGCTGTTGAAGTGTTTTTATTCTAGCATTCAGACTATAATTAGAATATGACATTATATATATACACTTTTATAAATATTTTAAATAATTATCATTTATAAAAAAGAATAGTTGAGAGAAAAAGTATTTAGATTAAATTATTAAAAATAAAATATAATCTAAATATATAAAAGAATGAGTTTAGCAAATCTAGAATCAAAAAACTTAAGTCCGTCTTCTCTCAAATTATATTTGAGTAATCTGAAAAGGCTAAATGAAGGTCAAGATATAAAAAGTTTTACCTTCTTAAAGAATGTTGATGCAATAATGGAAAAAATAGCACATTATAAACCAAATACTCAACGAACATATATTATTTCTATTGTCTCTCTTTTAAAACAAGAGCCAAAACAAAAGGCATTATATGATAAATATTATACTATTTTGATGAAATTTAATAGTGATCTAAAAACAAATACAGATAAATCAGAAACTCAAAAAGAAAACTGGTTGAGCCAAGAAGAGGTGAAACAGGTATTTGAAACGAAAGAAAAAGAGATGAATGAAAAGTTAGGAAAGTTAAAGAAATTATCAGAACCAATTTATAATGAACTATTATCTTTTGTAATTTTAAGTTTATATGTGCTTCAGCCGCCAAGACGGAATCTGGATTATCTTTACATGTTAATTGTACCATCATATTCTGAAGATTTTGATAAAAAGTTTAACTATCTCTCATTATCTGATTCTACCTTTTACTTTAACAACTACAAAACTGCCAAGACTTACAAATGTCAAGCTATAAAGATAAGCCCAGAATTGTTAGTTATTATTAAAAAATATATTGATTTCCATCCATTGAAGAAATTAATGAAAAAGAGTTTCCAATTGCCATTCTTGGTAAGCTATCAAGGTATACCTTTTGATAATGGAAATATTATTACGAGAAGTCTAAATAAAACATTTGGAAAAAAGATAGGAGTTAGTATGTTACGAAATATATATCTAACTTCTAAATTTAGTCCGCAAGTTTTAGAGATGAACCAAGATGTTTCTGATATGGGTACTAGTAGTAATACAGCAATGAATAATTATATAAAGTTAGATGAGAATTCTGAAAATACTATTATCGGCTAGGTTAAGCAAAACAGCTTAAAGCCATCGTCTTATAATATCTTAAGAGATGCCAAGACTAGCAACCAATTACCAAAATATTATTATATATAAACTAGTATGTTGTGATTTAAGTATTACAGATGTGTATGTGGGTTCAACTACCCAATTTTCTAAACGAAAAAATGCACACAAAACTAACTGTAATAATGAGACATCAAAAGGTTATAATCTTAAATTGTATTCTTTTATACGAGAGAATGGAGGATGGTTAAATTTCAATATGGTTGAGATTGAAAAGTTCCCCTGCCAAGATGGTAATGAAGCACATTCAAGAGAACGATATTGGATTGAGTTATTAAAAAGTAATTTAAATATGAGAGCTCCTATTATTACAACCGATGAAAAAATAAAAAATAAAAAAAAATATGATGAAATTAATAAAAAAAAATATTATCAAAAAAATAAAGAAAAAAAAACAGAATACAATAAACAATATAATGAAGTTAATAAAGAGCAAATATCATTTTATAAAAAACAATATTATCAAAATAAAAAAATTCAACTGATCCAATCGCAAACTAATATATCTGGTGGTTTACCAGTTGATTCTGTTTCTCTTTTAATCAAATCATTATAATCTTTTATAGAATATCCCATACGGTTTGCCAGTATAAAAGACAATATATGACGACCACATGTATCTACATCTATTCCATTAGATGGATCACCCTTACTTTGCAGTTTTTCAGTATTTTGCTCTAATCTCATACCCTTCCCACGAGTTTTTAATATATTTTTCACTTCATTCGGCGTTTCCCCTAAACAAGATCTCATACTTTGTGGAATATAATTTAATTCGTTATCTAGTTTACAGCCGTAACTATCAAATTCTGTTATTACATTTTTTTGTCTTGTTAAACAACACCAATGTCCGCTATTTTTTTCAGATTCTATAAGAATAATACAGTAATCGTTATCATTTGGTAGCAATTGATCTATATTATTATAATTTTTTAGATCTGAATATTTTATAATCTTTTGCTCTACACCAGCACCTAAATACCTAACCATATCTTGGTCGCTTAACATCGTACCTAACTTTTTTTGATAATGAGAAACCATTTTGTCTTTTTGCATTTTTTTCATTCTAATATATTATATACATTTATAAAAAATAAATATATATAACAAAATTATAAATAAATAGATTTAATTAAGTATTAATCTAAAATAATAATCTTTAGCAAATATATAGAATGGTTCATTTTGAAAATTCATACCAATATGGAAAAATACAAGAAAAAAAAGTTCATCCAATAATACAAGATTTTTTTAATAGAGATATTAAGATGAATCCAGAGAGATATGCTAAATATGATTTTCAAGATGAAGAGTTCCAATATGAATTAAAAAGTAGAACAAATAAATTGAATACTTATCCTGATACGATGATTACTTTTAATAAAATTACAGATGAAAAACCGTTAATTTTATTATTTAATTATACTGATTGTTTAGCTTATATTGAATATGAAAAAGAATTGTTTTCTACATTTAGAAAAGGAATGTTCTCTCGTGCTAACATTGATATAGATGAAAAAGAACATGTGTTTATTCCAATAGAGCATCTCAAAATAATTAAACTATTTTAACAATATTCAACACATATGAATTTAGTTGAGGTGCAACTGTATCACCAGCAAAAGTAGGCAATATATAAACCACTATTTCAGAACCAGCTTCAACTGATACAAAATATGTATTAAAATTCACAAAAGGATTACCTTGTATAAGAGGTGTATTATAAGTAGCATCGGAAACTAAATTGATACCAGAAAGAGCATCAACAACATTAATAGTTAATGAATCAATTATTGTAGTATCATCATTAGCTTGAATATTTATAGAAACGCCAACTAGATAAAGACCACTATCAGTAATAGGAAAAACTTCAGTAGTGATAGTAGTTCCAGAAACTAATGGTTGAATAGTATTATCAGCAAGAGAAGCATTTCGTCCAAGAACTGTTTTATTAGGAAAATAACCAACAGAAGCAGCTGACATTATTATATATAAGAAATATATAATAATTATAAGAGAAAAAGAAAAAATTAAACTATTTTTGCTAAACTATTGTGATATACAAAAGTAGGAACAACACCAACTGCTTCACCAGAATATATTGGAATTATAGTAACATTTATTTCAGATCCAGCTGCGGAATTTAAAAAAAAAGTGCTGTTGTTATTTATAACACCATCAATTAATCTATTATATACAAAATCTGAATTAAATATTTTACCTGATGTAAGATCTTCAACAGTAATAGTGATTGATTGTAATGTTGTAGTAGGGTCAGTAGTCGTAATATTTAATGATACAGAAGTTAAATATGTTCCATCAGCAGTAATAATAAAAGGAGGTAATTCTATACCATCGCCACTAGCAGCAAATGGTATTCGTGCAGAAGGTACATGTGTATAAAAAAATCCTAAACTAGATTTATTTGATTTTTTTCCAGCAGATGCTACTGACATATTATACATTAATATAAGAAAATAATGTATGATATTTATAAAGTTAAAGTCCAAAAGCTAAAATAGTTAAAGAAAAACCATCCAAATCTTCAGCAATTACATATTGATATTCAACTACTATTGCTGTACTAATAGTAAGAGAATTATCAACAAAAACATTAACAATATTTTGAGGTGATGCACTTGAACCAACAGCACTATATGAAACTAAAATACTAATTGGAACATCAGTAAAAAAATCAGCAGGAACAGGAAAACTTGCTGTTCCACCACCAGTTCCAGCAGTTATAGTTGCTGGTTGAGATGTACCAATCCATTGTTTATACGGACCAACTACTGTTAAACCATTAGTGCAACTAAAAGTGCTAAAATTAACATTACCTGTAGCAGATAATGTATCTGCGGCAACTGAATTATTAGCTTGGAAATAACCACAAGATATGATACCTTCTACTGTAGTAGAAATAACACTTGCACCAACAAATTCATCTGCTGTTATTCCTCCAGATCCTGTAAAATTAACAGTTGTTGAAGGAGCAATTGGACTAATAGTATTAACACTAATTGATGGGGGTAAAATAAAACTTGGTATTAAAGATGAACCTTCACTAGAAGCATATGACATGTTATATTATATTTAAAGATAATAATTTAATATACTTCTAAATATTATTATATTTAATATATATATATGTCATTTCAATCAACATTAAATTCTAGTTTAGTTCCTGATTTAGCATTACCGAATGGTCTTCAATACATTGTGGATAATGATAGGAGTGATGGTTTAGCAGGTCAAATTTTAAGTTCAAATAATGGTGGAGGATTGTTGTGGATTAATGGCGGTGGATCTGGTGGTGGTAATGTTTCTACAAATACT